TCATGGCGAACACTTCCGCGCCCTTCGGTTTTCGGCAGTACAGCGGCACCGGCTCGGTTCCGACGTACGAGCAGGTAACCGCATCTTGCGCATACAACCAATCCGCCATGTACTACGGCGACCCGGTTTTCCGCAAAAGCGACGGCACCATTTGGCCGACCACGCCGGGCACTGACGCCCTGGCGGGCATCTTCGTCGGCTGCAAGTACCTCTCGGTGAGCATGAAGCGCACCGTCTGGAACAACTACTGGGGCGCCGCAGACGTCGCCAGCGGCAACTCCGTCGAGTGCTACATCGTCAACGACCCCAACGCGAAGTGGGTCGCGCAGGTTGGGGGCTCGACCTCCACCGGCCTCGCCACCACCGACATCGGCGCGAACGTGCAGTTCGCCTACGGCACCGGCAGCGCCTCCTCGGGCATCTCCGGCGCGTACATCGACATCAACGTCACGCCGACCACCACGTCGACCCTTCCCTTCCGCGTCGTCGGTCTGTGGACCGGCCCGACGGGTGACCCCACTGCAGCCGCCGCCACCGGCGCCTACAACTGGGGAATTGTGGCGTTCAATAACGTCGAAACCAAAACCCTGACGGGCATCTAGGAGCAAGGACCATGGCTGTAAATCTTTCAGCAATTCGAGACCTTCTCCTTCCCGGCCTCCGGGGAATTGCAGGCAAGTACGAGATGATCCCGTCTCAGTACGACAAGATCTTCACCAAGCACGACTCCAAGATGGCGCTCGAGCGCACCGCCGAAATGCGGTTCCTGGGTCTCGCTCAGCTGAAAACCGAAGGCGGCCAGACCTCCTTCGACAACGGCGCCGGTGAGCGGTTCATCTACAACCAGGAGCACAACGAAGTTGGGCTCGGCTACGCGATTACCCGCAAGGCCATCGACGACAACCTCTACAAGAGCCAGTTCAAGCCGTCGAACCTGGGCCTGATGGAGTCGTTCCTCCAGACGAAGGAGATCTACGCCTCCAACATCCTCAACACTGCGACGACCTACAACTCCGCCATCGGCGGCGACGGCGTGGCGCTCTGCTCCGCCTCTCACCCGATTGACGGCGGCGTCATCGCCAACACCCCCTCGGTGCAGACCGGCCTGAACGAGGCCTCCCTCCTGAACGGCATGATCGCCATCCGGACCAATTTCCGGGATCAGGCGGGCCTGAAGGTCTTCGCTCGCGGTCGCAAGCTGATCGTCCCGGCCCAACTGGAGCCGACGGCCATCCGCCTCACCAAGACTGAGCTGCGCCCCGGCACCGCCGACAACGACGTCAACGCCATCATGTCGACCGCAGGTGGCATCCCGGAAGGGTACATGGTCAATGACTACCTGACCTCGTCCTACGCCTGGTTCCTGCGCACGAACATCGAGGGGCTCTCCTACATGAGCCGCGTGAAGTTTGAAACCGATATGCAAGTGGATTTTGTAACGGACAATCTGCTGGTCAAGGGCTACGAACGCTACTCGTTCGCCTACAACAACTGGCGCGCGATCTACGGCTCGTTCCCGACCTCGTAACCTCTGCCGTCGGCGCAGTGCCCGACATCTGAAAAAGGAGGCCTGTTATGGGCACCACTCACCTCTCAGGCCTTCAGGTCGCTGGCGTCCCCACTCAGGGGATCGCTGGCGCGCCCCTCTTCACCGGCACCTGGTATTTCGTCGACTACCTGAATGGTAACGACGGCAATACCGGGGCCGCTGACGCCCCGCTGCAGACCCTCTATATGGCCCACACCAGGATGACGGCGGGCAAGAACGACGTCGCCGTCATCGTGGGAAATGGCGGCACGACCGCCACCCAGCGCCTCTCCACCGCCATCGCCCAGACGGTCGACTCCACAGTCACCGCCGGGACCCTGGTGTGGAGCAAGAACGCCTGCCACATCATCGGCCAGACCGCGCCCACCATGGTGTCGCAGCGCGCACGCATCGCGCCGCCGTCCGGCACCTACACCATGGCCACCTTCGGCAGCGGCAACTTCGTCACCGTCTCGGCGACCGGCTGCTACTTCGCCAACTTCAGCCTCTTCAACGGCTTCTCCACCGGCGGCGCCAATCAGATCTGCTGGACCGACAGCGGCGGTCGTAACTGCTACGTCAACGTCGACTTCGGCGGCGCGGGTGACGCGGCTTCGGCTCAAAATACGGGCTCTCGCTCGCTTCTGATCACCGGCACCACCGGCGAAAACACCTTCATCGGCTGCAACGTCGGCCTCGACACCGTCACCCGCACGGTGGCGAACGCCTCCCTCGAGTTTGCTGGCGGCACGCCGCGCAACACCTTCATCGACTGCAACTTCCCGTTCCAGACCTCGGCGGCGGGCGTCCTCGGCATCCTGGTCACCGGCGCCTCCGCCATCGACCGGTGGCAGGTGTTCCGCAACTGCACCTTCATCAACAACATCAAGTCCACGTCGACCACGATGACCGTCCTGACGTCGATGACCAGCGCCTCCCCCGGCGGCCTGATCCTGATGAAGAGCCCCACGATGATCGGCATCACCGAATTCGGCGACACCAACGGCCTGGCCAACACCTACGTCGACGGCGGAGCGCCGACGGCGGCCACCACCGGCATCGGCGTCAACCCGACGTAGGGTTGAGGACAGCGTAGACGACCCCGAGAATGTGGGTGAAGCGGGGACCTTAGCGGTCCCCGTTTTGCTTAAAAGGAGATAGCAGTGAACCCCATCAAAGTCAGCGTTGGCCCCCTCGTCACAGCCGCCGCCAACAACATCTGCACGTCGCAGACGCCGGGCGCGGCGGGAGCCCTGACCCTAAACGGCACGCTGGTCTCCGGCGGCGTCGCGACGCTCGACACCCCGCGCCAGATCCTCGTCACCACGGTTTCCAACGAAAGCGGCAAGACGCTGGTGATCGTCGGCACAAACTGGGCCGGGGACCCCATCACCGAGACCATGACCGGCCCCAATGCCACTACCGGCACGTCGGTCCTGGACTACAAGACCGTCACCTCGATCACCGTCTCCGCCGCCTTCACCGGCGCCGTCACCGTCGGCACGACCACCACGGCGGGCTCGGCCTGGATCCGCATGGACAGCTGGGCGCTGCCGTCGACCACCATCCAGTGCACAGTGACCGGCACGGCCAACTACACCGTCCAGCAGACCATGGACAACCCGAACGACCCCACCGCTCCCGTTGCGGTCGCCTCCATGACCTGGACGTCGATCAGCGACGCCAACCTCGTGGCGGCCTCCGCCACGAAGGCCGGGACGATAACGGCAACGCCGAACTGGTTGAGGGTGTACCTTAACAGCGGCAGCGGATCCGTGGTAATGACAGTGGCTCAAGCTGGTGTGGTGGGCCTCTAGGAGGGCGCAATGTCGACCTCTGGGACTTACAGCTTCGGCCCCTCGCTTGGCGAAATCACCCTCTACGCCTTCAACCTCATCGGCTTAAGGTCGACGTCTCTCGTGCAGGAGCACATGGAGTCCGCCCGCATGGCGGCCAACATGATGCTTGGGCGCTGGAGCAGCGAGGGGGTGAATTTGTGGGCAGTCGACCTGCAGACCGTGACCCTGGTGACCGGCACAGCCACCTACGACGTCCCCGCGAGCACGATTGCCATGCTCGACGCCTACGTCGTCGTCACCAACGGCAGCGTCACCAACAACCGCCTGATCCTGCCGATCAGCCGCACCGAGTACGCCTCTTACCCGAACCCCACGCAGCAGGGCTTCCCGACCACCTACTGGTTCGACCGGCTGCTGTCTCCGACTGTGACGCTGTGGCCTGTCCCAGACGGCAACGAGACGTCGTTTTGCTACTACCGCGTCCGGCAGGTGCAGGACGCCAACCTCACCGGCGGACAGACGGTGGAGATCCCCTACTACTTCCTGGAGGCCTTCGCCTTCGGCCTGGCGCAGCGCCTGGCCATGATCTGGGCGACAGACAAGGTCGCCATGCTGAAGCCCCTCGCCGACGAAGCGTACCAGATCGCCGTCGCCCAAAACATCGAGACGTCGGCCTTCTACATCTCGCCCACCATTTCCGGGTACTACACGCCATGAGCTATGCGTCGCAGGCGGGGCGCGCGAAGACCAACGCCAGAAACCCCCAGGCGCATGCTATCTGCGATAGGTGCGGGTTCAGATTTAACCACGTCTCCCTGAGTTGGCAGTACGACTGGCGCGGCGCCACGCTCCAGAACACGAAGGTCCTCGTGTGTCGGCATTGCATGGACAAGCCGCAGACGCAGCTGAGGGCCATCGTCGTGCCCGCCGACCCCACGCCAATCATCAACGCCCGCGTGCAGGACTTTGTCGCCGCCTCCACCGACTACCAGACAGTCACCGCCGAGACGGTCTACGACACCGTCACCGGCATCCCGATTCCGTCGACTACCACGCTTCTGACGGAGGACGGCCTGGCGTTGACGACGCAGCCCCTCGGCATTCCGGCCGACATGGATCAGGGCGCGGTGATGCCGCTGCAGGATGGAGACACCTACCGGGTTAATCTGGAGCCGCTGTCGGTGACCGCCACCGGCGCCGACCAGGTCGCGGTTACGTGCCGCATCCCGCACGGCCTGTCGGACAACGACCAGATCTCCGTCGAGGGCCTGGCCGACGTGCGCGCCAATGGCTTCTACAGCGTCACGGTGACCACCGCGACCGCCTTCACCTACCAGACGAACACGGCTATACCTGCGGGCGCTCTGCTGACGGACACCACGAACATGATCACCGCGTTGGTTGGCCTGCCCTACAACTACACCCAGATACCTCAGACGGGGGTCTAGCTGTGGCAAACACGACTATCCCCAACCTGCCGATGGCCACCTCCCTGAGCGGCGACGAGCAGCTCGAGATCGTGCAGAGCGGCGTCTCCCGCCGCACGACCGTCAGCGACATCAACGCCGCCGCCCTCGGCCCCACTGGGCCCACGGGGGCAGAGGGACCCACGGGGTCGACCGGGCCCACAGGGGCCAGCATTACGGGCCCCACCGGCTTCACGGGCCCCACAGGGCCAAGCGGCGGCCCGGTCGGGCCCACGGGGGCCACAGGGCCCTCAGGGACGGGCCCCACCGGCCCCACAGGCGCGCAGGGCCAGGCGTCCTCCGTTCCCGGTCCAGACGGCCCCACGGGCCCCACAGGCAATCAGGGGCAAACCGGGCTAACCGGCGCTACCGGACCCACGGGCGCGCTTGGTCCGCAGGGTGTCACCGGACCCACGGGGGGCGCAGGCGCAACTGGCCCGACTGGGCCAAGCGGTGGTCCTATCGGCCCCACCGGACCAACTGGCCCCACCGGGACAACCGGCGCGGGCGGACCAACTGGCCCCACTGGCTCAACAGGAACAACCGGCGCTACCGGTCCCACGGGCGCAACAGGGACAACCGGCGCAACCGGACCTACTGGCTCAACAACAGCAGTCAATTTCCAGAGATTCACGAGCTCCGGGACGTGGACAAAGCCCGGCGGAAGTATCACGCGCATCTGCGTCCGCATGTGGGGTGCGGGCGGCGGCGCGGGCGGGGGTGCAAAACATGCCACTGCCGGTAATGGTGCTTATGGCGGTGGCGGCGGCGCGGGGGGCAGCTTTCTAGAGTTTTGGCTGGCCCCCTCGGCCCTGAGCGCCACCGAGACCATCACCGTCGGCGCGGGCGGCACGGGGGGTGCGGGGGCGACTGTCAATGGCAGCGGCTCCAACGGCACCGATGGCGGTGCGTCCTATATGACTATTGCCGGGGCTTACGGCCCTCCGTGGTGGCCGCAGGCTACAGGTGGAGGGTACGGGGCTGGGGGGAGCAATTCGGCTGGCGGTGGCGGTGGTGGGGGGCAATGGTCTGGGAATGGCGGCACCGCCGCGTCGGGCTCTAGCGGCGGCTACGCCGGGTGGGGCTCTGGTCAGGGGTTTGACCCCGGCGCGCTCGGCCTAAACTACGTCGGCTTCGGCGGCGCGGGCTCGACCAGCACGGGTGCAAACGGCTACTCGGGTATTATTGATGGGACGGGCGCGGGCGGCGCGGGCGGCGGAAAGACCGGTGGCCGGGGCGCGTGGGGAACTTGGGTTATAAAATCCGCCACCAACGGTAACAGCGGCGGTGGTGGCGGTGGCGTGCACACCGATAACACTGCGGGCGATGGCGGGCCTACGCCTCGCCAACAGGGCTCTGGTACGGAAGGATCGGGTGGTGCGGCTGGCGGCAACGCCACTGCGGCAACCCAGACAACGGATATTGTTTCAGCGGCGGGCGCGGGCGGCTCGCT